TCCAGAAAAGCGCATACCTAGACGCGTGAAAGACCAATCATTCGCTATTTACTTTTCAGAACAAACAGTTCGCAAGGCATCGGAGCTTTTCTTGATGAACGGAAATCAATCAAATGCTACCGAACAGCATTTAAAAGCAGTTGACGGAATGACCGTTGTTGAGTCTTGGATAATTGATAATCCTGAAATGGATAAATCAAAAGCTTACAATTTCAACCTACCAAAAGGAACATGGATGATTTCAATGAAAGTTGAAAACGACGATGTTTGGTCAAAGGTAAAATCAGGCGAAATAAAAGGATTTAGTATCGAGGGGTATTTTGCCGATAAAGTAGATTTAAAATTTGAGGCATCACCTGAGCAAGTAATTGAACAAATCAAAAAAATATTATCAAATGGCTAAAGCAAAGCAAACAAAAAAAGACACTTACTCGATTAAAGACGGGGAAGAAGACGGGCAAGGTATCGGCTCGCTAGTTAACCAGACGCAGGCGGAGGTTAACAATGTAGATACAACGAGAATAGTAACCAATAATTCATAAACAATGGCGTACAAAAATGTATTAAACCAAATTAAGGTTGTGCTAGGAATGGAAGTCAAGTTATCACAAATGAAACTTGATGATGGCGTTACAGTTGTTGAAGCTGAGGAATTTGCTCCAGACTATTCTATTGGAATTGTTACAGACGCAGGGATTACACCTATACCTGTTGGCGATTACACATTAGAAGACGGAACTAAATTCACAGTAGCTCAGGAGGGTATTATCGCGACGGTAACACCTGCAAACGCATCGGCAGAACAACCAACACCGGAGGCAGTTGCCTGTCCTGACATGGAAGCGCAACAACCCGCACCTAAACGAGTTGTTGAAAGCGTGTCAAAAGAAACATTTTTCTCGGAGCAATTAGCCGAGAAAGATGCCGAGATTGAACGCTTAAAAACTGAACTTGCTAAACATGAGCAACCAGCAGAAGAACCAACCCCTGTTGAGCTTACAGCAGAACCTGAACCGATTGTTCACAATCCGGAAAATGAAAAAAGAAAATCGCTTGCCATTAAAGGTACAGCGTCTATCGAGAACAATGTTAAACAATGGCTTTATAATTAATCATCATGCCTACTAGAATAATCACGAAAGGATAATCATTAACCAAAAAACAATTTAAAAAATATGGCAACCACTTTATCATTAACTACTACTTACGCTGGAGAATCAGCGGGTAAGTACATCGGTGCAGCATTGTTGACTGGGCCAACCTTAGCGCAAAATGCGGTAACGGTAAAACAAAACATTAAATACAAAGAAGTTGTAAAAACTTTGGCGGCAACCGGATTGAGTGCAGACGCGTCTTGCGACTTTACACCTACCGGAACAGTTACTATTGCCGAGCGAATTTTAACCCCAAAAGAATTACAAGTAAATCTTGTATTGTGCAAAAGCAATTTCAAATCTGATTGGGATGCAATTTCAATGGGCTACTCGGCTATGGACAATTTGCCGCCAAATATGCAAACATTTATCATCGAGCGAATCTCTAAACAGATTGCCGCTGAAACTGAGGTAAATGTATGGACAGGCGCAAACGGAACTAGCGGTTCATTTACAGGATTTGCTACTGCAATCGCTTTGGACGCTGCCTTGCCTAGTGCGCAAGAAATTGCCGGCACTTCAGTAACAGCCGCTAACGTAATCACTGAACTTCGCAAACTTGTCGACGCGTTGCCTGCTCGTTTGTACGGTGTTGACGGACTTACTTTGTATGTGTCGCAAAACATCTACAAATGTTATTTACAAGCACTTGGCGGATATGCCGCTTCAGGAGTTGGAGCCAACGGATACGACAACAAAGGTTCAATGTGGTTCAATGGCCAGCCGTTATTCATTGACGGAATTCCCTTGTTTATGGCAAACGGAATGGCTAACAACACAGCGATGTTGACCTACAAAGATAATCTTTGGTTTGGAACTGGCCTTTTGAACGACCACAACGAAGTTAAAATCATCGATATGGCCGACATTGACGGTTCTCAAAACGTTCGTTTCGTGATGCGTTACACCGCAGGAACTCAATACGGTTTTGCGGGTGATATTGTTACTTACGGAATCACTAACGCTGCCAACTAATAAACGGGGGCGAAAGCCCCCTATTACTAACCTTTAAAAATTTAAAATATGGCTTGTGATTTATCATTAGGTAGAAAAGTGCCTTGCAAGGATAGTATTGGCGGTTTAAAAAACGTGTATTTTGTCAACTTCGGTGATGCTACCGGATATACTTATGATGTTACAGATACCGATGTTATTACCGATGTGGCTGGTACGCCAACGGCTTTTAAATATGAGCTTGACGGGACTGCCAATAACTTGGTGCAAAACATCAATAGCTCTGCCGACAACGGCACTACATTCTTCGAGCAAGTGTTAACGCTTCAACTAAAAAAATTAACTCCTAAAATGCACAAGGAGTTGAAGCTTATGGTGTACGGAAGACCGCAAGTAATTGTAGAGGATAACAACGGAAACCTGCACTATTGTGGTCTTACACGCGGGATGAATGTAACGGGAGGCACAGTTGTTACAGGAGGTGCGCTTGGAGACCTTAGTGGGTACACATTAACCTTAACAGGTCAAGAGCCTGTACCTGCAAACTTCTTAGGGGATACTTTGACCGGAGCCGGGTTCAGCATTACATCAGGAACATAATTCTTGCCTACTAATATTTGGAAAAGCACCTTTAATTAGGTGCTTTTTTATTTAAAATAAAAACAAAATGCACATTTTTACGATAATAGTATATGATAGTAATAGAATCAACGCAAAGCCAAACTATTAGAATAACTCCACGTGAAGATGTTGTTACTTCTATAACATTTACAAACGAAACTACTCAGGACGTGCTTACTTACACTATTGAAGAAAGTTTCAAAAATCAATTTTGGGTTGAACTTAATTTAGTAATAGACACAAAAGAAAATAATAGTTATGTTTTAAAAGCTTTTAATGGCGGTGCTGAGGTTTTCTACACAAAGTGTTTTTGTACAAATCAAACAGATTATTCAATAAATAAAGATATTTATGTCAAGCGAGAAAGCACAAACAACTTCGTCATCATCGAATAATGTTCAATTTGTTGAGCTTGCTCATTATGAACTACCAAAGGCAATTGAAAGCAAAAAAGATGATTGGGTTGCATTTGGCGACGACGATTCATGGTTTAGTGAGATTACAGCCCTTTATTATAACTCAACAACAAACAATGCTGTTATAAATAATATCATAAAGCTGATGTTCGGTAAAGGATTAAAAGCACGCGATGCGCGTTTGCGTCCGAATATGTATGCTAGAATGAAAAGCATCATACCCGATTCAGTTGTAAAAAAAATAGTAACCGATTATAAAGTGTACGGTAACTTTGCTATTCAAGTATTGTACAAAGGCGGCGAAATATATCGATGTGAACATTTGCCGGTGCAACTTGTGCGCGCCCAGAAATGCAACCCAAAGGGGATAGTAGAAAATTACTATTATTCAGACAATTGGGCAGATACTAAAAAATTTGAGCCTAAACCATACCCTAGTTTTGACAGCGAGAAAAAAGCCGATATTAAAATACTTTACTCAGGGCATTACAGCGTTGGACAGAAATACTATTCAAACGTTGACTATTTTGGCGCGCTTCCGTACTGCAAAATGGAGTGGGAAATCAGCGAATATTTAATTAACGAGGTGCAAAACTCATTCAGCCCGACAACAATTGTAAACTATAATAATGGCGTGCCTACCGAAGATGAGCAAGCATTAAGAGCGCGAAAAACAGTACAAACACTAACAGGTTCAAAAGGTAAAAAAGTAATTGTTTCATTCAACGATAATGAAACTCTAAAAACAACCATTGACAGCGTGCCGCTTAATGATGCGCCCGAACACTACCGATATTTGTCAGAGGAGGCGATGCGTAAAATTATGCTTGGTCATAATGTTACCTCACCGCTATTGTTTGGCGTCGCTACCACTACCGGATTTTCTTCAAATGCCGATGAATTGAAAAATAGCTATATCCTTTATGATAATATGGCAGTTAAGCCACATCAAGAAACCATTATAGAGGCCATAAATAAAGTTTTGGCAGAGGCTGGCGTAGTAATGGATTTGTATTTTGAGCAATTGCAGCCATTAACCGCAGCAGGTGAGTTAACAACTGAGCAAACAAAAATGTTAGCGCACCAAACAATGGATGGTTTTTTAGCCGAGGGGCTCATATCTAAGGGAGAAACTGAATTAGAAGGATATGAGCTAATTCACGTAAGCGAAGTTTCGTATGATAATGAAGAGGAGTTTGATTTGCTGATTGACAAAGCTAATAGCAAACAATCATTTTTAGCAAAGATAATACCCTCTTTTGCTAAACGCAAATCAGAGCAGGATAATCCTATTTTTTTAACGCGCTACCGATACGTTGGCGAAGTGAGTGAAAATAGCCGTGAATTTTGTGTAAAAATGCGTGCAGCAGACAAACTTTATAGAAAAGAGGACATAATCGCTATGGATAGCGTGGCAGTCAACGCAGGCTGGGGAGCAGGAGGTGCAGATACTTATTCTATTTGGTTATACAAAGGTGGGGGTGGTTGCCATCATGCTTGGCAACGTGAAACGTATCGAAGAAAAGGAACGGATGTAAATAGCCCGCTTGCTCAAACTGTATCGCCCGCTCAGCAGCGAAAAGAGGGTTATATCGCGCCAACAAATGACAAAAAAGTGTATCAACGCCCTGTTGATATGCCTAATAACGGATTTTTAAAATAGTATAAGATATGGCACGCGCTTTATTTGTAACTCCCGACGATATTAAACGCTTTACAGCGGCAAACGGTAATATCGATGAGGATAAAATAATTAAGTTTATAACCATCGCGCAAGATACCCACTTGCAAAATGCTCTTGGGTATGTTTTATTCAATAAAATATCTAATGATATTATAAACGATGAATTGCAAGACCCTTATTTATCGCTTGTAAACAACTATATTAAGCCTATGCTACTACATTGGGCATTTGTTGAATATTTGCCATTTGGGGCTTATATAGTAGGAAACAAAGGTATTTTTAAGCATACGGCAGAAAACGCGCAAAATGCGGACAAAAATGAAGTTGATTTTTTAATGAATAAGGAAGCAGATACGGCTAAATTTTATACTCGTAGGCTTATGGACTATATTTGTGCTAACAATACTCAGTTTCCTGAGTACAATGAATTTATAAACGGACATTTATCATCAAGTAAAAAGACGAATTATGGCGGATGGTACTTACCATAAAAAACGTTATAGCCCAAAGGCTGAAAACGTAAAAAAATTAGAAGTATTTTTAAAAAAAATTGAAAAAGATGAATCAATTAAACTTTACGCACTTAAAAGGGACAACGTTTGAATCTCAACCATTTATAATACAAAAAAATGGAAGTCCTTTAAGTTTGGTTGGCGCAAACATTAAAATGCAATTGCGTAAATGTTACGGAACAACCGTTGCGCTTGAATTATCTAATGGCAACGGCATCACCATTACAAACGCAGCAGGAGGTGTATTTAGAATAGATGAAACAATAATTAATATTGAACCTACTACATATAAATACGATATTAAAATTACATTTGCAGACGGATCGGTAAAAAAATGGATAAAAGGCGAGTTTAATATTGTTGAAACTATTACGTCATGAGCGATACTATAAACATAACAACCACAATAGTAGAGGAAACTGTTGAAATAATAACAACCGACAATCAAACTATTGTAAATGTAATAAATCAAAGCGGCGGTACAAATATTACCAAAACATCTGACATAACAAATGATGGCTCGGACGGCACAAGTACCTACGTTGAAACTGACCAATTAGGGGCTGTAGCTTTTTCTAACAACTATAACGACTTAGAGAATAAACCGACGATTCCGGCAGCACAAATTCAATCAGATTGGAACCAGACAAATGATAGCGCATTAGACTTTATAAAAAATAAACCGACGATTCCAATAGTAGAAACACCCACCCTCTCCCAAGTCCTAACCCAAGGCGGCAGAGCTTTAGACGAAACAATTATTTCAGATTACACAATACAAGCATCTGATAGGAGTAAGTTCAGAGAAATTTTAGCAGGTGATAGTGTTATAACTATAACCTTGGACGACACTACTTGGACACCTGCGGATAAAATTGAGGGCGCAACATTCATTTTCAGAAACGCTAATAATTTTGATGACCCGTTTAAAGTTATTTTAACGAAAAATCCATTAACCGCTTGGATTGTTGCAGGTTATGAACCTATAAATGAAATTGAAATACCCGCAGGTTGTATTGTTGAGATAACCTATTCGCAATTAGGAGCGGCGGTTGTTTTGCACAGCGCAAAAGTTGATTCATATTTTGAAGTGCAAATAACTCAAACTGGAACATCTGCGCCTGATATTGTTCCAGGTTCAATAATCGGAGCGAAAGGAGCGACCATAACAACTAGCCACGAATCAACAGGATATGTAAGAATAACTTTTGATTTGCCAATTTTAGCCAACGCAAAAGATTACACCCGTTCAAGTGATAATAGACAAACATTTTTTACCTCAAATTCAGGAGCTTCATTTTTAACATTTTACAATGTACTTGTAGAAGATGATTATAATATTGGAATTGAAATGTACTATTTGGATTTCGGAATACAAATTCAAGCAGACGGAATATTTACAACTCCTGTTCCAATTCGCATACCTTTTAAATAATAATTATATGACAACAGTTAATTTAAAATTGTTCGCGCAAGGCGCGTACACAGGCAGCGGTGAAATGGCCGCAGAGCAAGAAGTAACCGTAACGGCTCACGTATCTAACGGAATCGTTGAAACACAAACAGCAACACTCGCAACCGATGGAACGTGTAGTGTAGAGTTTGAGGCCGAAGGCATCTTTTATTTAGGCGTTAGAACTCAAAACACATTGCAGGTATTCACCGCCGGAACAGTAACGCTCAACGGCACTACTGTAAACTACGATTTCACTACTGCAGCCGAACAGGCCTACGGTGATAATCAAGCCGAAGTTGAAAGCGGTGTGTTTGCGCTTTATTCGGGCGACATTGACGGCTCTGGAGCCATTGATATTCTTGATTATGATGCATGGGAGGAAAAATATGTGCAGTACGCTGAGGGAGGAGACGCTGATTTAAACAGCGATGGTCTTGTAGACTTGTCGGATTTCTGTGTTTACGAGGCCAACATCGGCAAATCGGTAGTTTATCCTGAAACGTTTGAGATTGGCGCGCCAAATCCGCACGCGACACCAAAATAATGAATAGATTATTTACATATATGCCGCTTCTGATAGTCCTTAGTTGGGTTATTGAAAGCGGTATGTTTGTAAATATACAGTGGTATTTTGACAATTATTACACGATAAACAAAATAGACACATTCCTAGTACTTGCATCGTTTACACACTTCTTTTTTTATTGGAGGTTATACTCTCGATTACAGAAAAGATTTATTGGATTAATGTTTCTTATTTGCTGCTACCAGCTTATTGATTATTTAGTCGACAAACGAACTTACTTTATTGGTTATGTAGGTATTTTATTTATTTCTATATTTACAATTATAATGCTTGAAATTTATGAACGAACTAACAAACAACTTTAAAAATAAACGCGGTTGGCTTCACAGCTTAGTCGGGTTATCGCTTGGGTATATCGCAACAGG